CGGACGCTGTGGCCGCCACGAACCCGAAGAAGTCGGTGTCGTGCCTTGTCACCGAAGTGCCGTTCATTGACGGCGGCGTCGCCGACCTCGCCACCATCTCGGTCACCTGGCCGATGAGCGGAGCGGTCACCACCGCTACCTCATAGCAGAAAGAGAGCAACATGCTCGACCTGACGATTACGTCAAGACTGGAAGGCGAGACAGAATCCGTGCGCAGCACGCCCAACATGGGCACCGTGCTACGCATGGAGCTCTACTTCAAGCTGGACAGCGGTATCAAAGCGCTCGAACAAATGAAACTCGAGCATCTTTGCTGGCTTGCGTGGGAATGCCGCCGCAGCGACGGCCTCACCGTGCCCACGTTCGACAAGTTCAAACAGCAACTCGCCGACATGAACTTCGAGAGCGACACCGACCCTTTAGCCGACAAGGGGCCGCCTATCAGCTAGCTTCGCTCGCCCTCGCCACAGGGCAGCCTCTTAGCGAGCTTCAGGCGGCCTCTCCGAAGGTCATACGGGCGTTGTACGCAATACTGCGAGAACAAGCCCGAGAGCGTGAGAAAGCCGCTAGGAGGCGCTGACATGAAACCAGCATTGCAGATCGAGGGCGGCCGCAAACTGCGGCGAGCGTTTCGTGAAGTTGGCGACGACATGAGCGACCTGAAAGAGCTGCACAAACGCCTCGCAGACGACGTCGCAGACTCAGCAAAACGCAAAGTGCCGGTGAGGTCAGGCCGCCTTCAGCGTTCGATCCGAGGATCAGGTACGAAAACCGCTGCCCGTGTCCGTGCCGGCAACAACCGCAAATCCGGGCCGAGCTCGGTGCCATATGCCGGGCCGATCCATTTCGGTTGGGGCGCTCGAGGAATACGCCCGCAGCCGTTCATGTACGACGCGCTCGACGATCGGCGTGAAGCCGTGGTGAGAGCCTACGACGACCAGGTCCGAGAGATCATTCGGAAGGCGTTCTAGGATCAGGTCATGGCTGTCGGCACCAGTGTCATAAACGTCGCCATTCTCGGCGATTCCAAAAACTTTCAGCGCTCGCTGACCGGCGCACAAACGCAGCTAAAAAAGTTCTCAAGCGCAGCCAAACTAGCTTTCGCTGGTGCGGCGATCGCTGGCGGCAAAATGGCGATCGACCTCGGTGGCGACATCGAAACGATGCGCAACAACATCATCGCTGGCACAGGCGCATCCGGCGACGCCCTCGACGGCCTAATCGACTCCGCACGCAGCGTCGCAACCGACGTACCAGACTCCTTTGACGACGTTTCACGCGCCCTCGCCGACGTGTCCACCAACTTCGGCACAACCGGCAAACAACTCGAGGAACAAACGCAACTATTTCTCGACTTTGCACGCGTCGCCGGCACCGACGTTTCGCAAGCAATCACGATCGCCGACTCGGCGCTCACCGTGTTCGGCGAAAACAACGCCGACGAAGCCCTCGGCGACTTGCTCCGAGTCGCACAGCAAACCGGCCGACCACTTGACGAGCTGCTCGGCAGCGTCGAACAGTTCGGACCCGTATTTGCCAACATGGGTTTCTCGCTTGAGGAAACCACGGCGCTCATGGGCGGCCTCGAGCAGGCAGGCATCGACGTCACCCGCATCTCGCCTGGCCTGAACAAGTTCGCACGCGACATCGCCGCAGCCGGCGGCGAACCACGCAAAGCGCTCGAGGAAACCGTTGCCGCTATTCAGGCCGCCACCAGCGACACCGAAGCCCTAAACCTCGCTACTCAAGCGTTTGGAGCCGAGGGCGCACAACGCCTTTCAGCAGCCATCCGCAGCGGGAACTTTGACCTTGAAAACTTCGGCAACCTACTCGGCGACGGCACCGGCCTTGTCGCCGAACAAGCCGACGGGATGCTGACGCTCAGCGACCGGTTCGCTGTGCTCACCAACCGTGTCAAAGTCGGCCTAATGCCAGCGATTGAAGCTGTGCTCGTCGTCATCGAGGACCTGGTCGTAGCATTCAGCGAAGAAGGTCTCGCCGGCGTCGTCACCGTGCTACGCGAAAAGCTCGCACCGATCGAAGATTGGATGAAACGCAACAAACCGATCATGGCTGCTGTGGCAGTTGTGATTGGAGGGGTCATGGTCTATGCGGTGTATTCGCTCATCACAGCGTTCCTGGCGCTACTCAGCCCGTTCGTGCTCATTGTCGCAGCATTAGCTGCGGTTGTCGCTGCGGTCGTGTACGCCTACGAAAACTTCGAGACGTTCCGCAACATCGTCGACACGGTTGTCAGCGTCGTCGTTGCCGTCATCCAAACGCTCTACAACTCGGTAAAAACCAACATCGACCTGATCGTTGGCATCTTCCGGTTCCTCAAAGACGACGTCGGCAGCGTACTGAGCGACATCATCGACGCCATCGGCGGGCTCATCTCGTTCGTCATGGATCTGCCCAACAAGTTCCGTGAAGCCATCACCGGCATCTTCAATGCTCTCTACGACGTCGGCAGAGCGATCGTCAACGGCATCATCGCCGGTATCAAAGCCGCACCAGGCGCAGTCATGTCAGCCCTCGAGTCGCTCATCCCAGGCGGCTCAATCATCGGCGGAGCTATCGGCGGCATTACCGGCCTTATGAGCAACATTCCTGGTCTGGCCGAGGGCGGCATCGTGACAGGCCCAACGCTGGCCCTCATCGGCGAAGCTGGCCCGGAAGCTGTGGTGCCGTTGGATCGTGCCGGCGGTATCGGTGGCGGGATGAACGTTACTGTGAACATGCCGCCCGGCAGCGATGGTGCCGACGTCGTGGCAGCGTTGCAGCGTTACGCGAGGGCTCACGGCGGTACGGTGCCGATCCTGACCGGGCAGCTGTAATGGCGACCTGGGCGTGGGCGCTTGACTTTCAGCCGGTCGACAAAGACGGCGGCCCAAACCCGGCTGCTGTGCCGATTGGTGACGTGCTCGGCGCGTCGGTCAGCTACGGCGTGAAAGGCGACAGCCTGAACACGTCCGGCGGCACCATGACGCTCGAGCTCGACAACACAGACAGCGCCTACACGCCCGACGCTGGCAACACCTACAGCAATGCGCGCTTCTTGAATGTAATAGTGAAACTCTACGCCGAAGTCACAGGCGCAGGCGCACCGACATGGACGCACGGACCACCAGCGGCCTTCACTGGCGTTGTCACAGACATCCAATACACGTTTTCGGATACCTACGCCGCAACTGTCACAGTCACCGTAGTTGACCTCCTTACAATGCTCGGCACGCTCGTTTTTGACAGCGACCCCATCGGTTTCACGCTTGACTCAGCAACTGACGGCGTGCTCGATACTTCGCAACTGGGTTTCGATTTCACCGAGGGCCTCACACTGGCATCAAACCCAGCAGCAACAATGATCGACCGGCTGCTACGAGGCGCAACGGCACTCAGCTCGCAAATAAACCAAAACGCTGTTGTGAATCCAGCCAACGATCCAGGCCCAACCCTGCAAGGCATCACGAACTCCACAGCCACCGCTGGCGCACTACTTACCACGATGTCGCAAACCGTCGGTGGTTCGCTGTACGTGAGGCACGGCCTACCAATCGACGCCACCACGCCCTATAACAGCCTTACGTTTCGTTCTCGAGGCAGGCCGAATATCACCGAAGTCGTTACAGGTGTGAACGAGCTAACAGCGCTGAATCTTTGGGACGCACGTTTGACGCCATCAGGCACCGAACCGCACTATTTTTCGACCGTCAACTTCTTGACCGGCAGCACGGCGTCCTATTCGCAGGTTTCCTACACCAGCGTCGGCGGCACGACGCAACAGGCGAGCTCCAACGTGGATGAGTTCGGTGGACGCAGCATCAGCCGTTCTGGGTTGCTGTCATTGACCGACGCCGACACGCTCGCTTCGGCGCAAGCATTCCTTTCAGAATACGGCACCGACGGCGCACCGCCGCTGAACGTGAGCAACATCAAACTGCAACCCATCGTCGAAGGCCAAAACGATTCCTGGCAGTACGCCAAATATTCTATCGGCGACACAACGACCCTCGAGCTACGCCCCGAAGGCTCAACTGCCACGCTGTCGTTTACCGGCGTTATTACAGGCGTCAAATGGCATATCACGCCGCAAAAATCGCAGCTCAGCGTCCAACTTGATCCAGCGACCCGACTTGTTCACTTCACTCTTGACTCAGCCGATTACGGCGAGCTCGACACCGACCTATTAGGATACTGACATGGCACCATCTGGATTTCGGACGTTTGTCGCCGGCGACATTCTCACTGCGGCGCAGGTAAACCAGTATCTGATGCAGCAAGCCGTGACCGTGTTCGCCTCGTCATCAGCTCGAGATGCCGCCATCACGTCACCGAGCGAAGGCCAAGTGTGTTTTTTGAGCGACAGTGACCAGTTGCAGATTTACACGGGCAGTGCGTGGTCGAACGTCATTACGGCGACTGGCGCAGCCGCAACTAATAGGGTCGAGATCGTCAAGTTTACGGCGACTGGTTCTTTTAGCAAGGCGTCGTACCCGTGGGCGTCGTATGCAGAAATCACTGTCGTCGGCGGTGGCGGCGCTGGCGGCGGCGCAGAAAACAACAACCTGGCGGCAAATGACTACGCGGCTGGTTCTGGTGGCGGCGGTGGCGGCACAGCGATCGTCTATACAACGATGGCAAGTCTTGCAACATCTGAAACCGTGACAATCGGGGCTGGCGGTTTCGGCGCAATAAACACCGACGGCACCGACGGCGGGCAGTCATCGTTCGGAACCATTGCAGTAGCAACAGGCGGCACTGGCGGACAAGCGGGGCCAGCTGACACTGCTTCTCGGGGACAAGGTTTGACGGGCGGCCTCGGCGGCATTGGCACAACTGGCGATCTGCTATTGCAAGGCACCGCAGGCGGCCACTCATGGATCTCGAGTGTAGAAACCGGATTCAGCGGTGGCGGCGGTCTGTCGTCTTTCGGCGGCAACAACAGCAGTAAGGTCACGCCAGAAACCGGCGATCTAGAAGGTGCTGGCGTAGACGGCGCAGTTCCCGGCGCAGGTGGGGCTGGTGGTATGGACTCCAACATCGCCAGCGGTGCCGGATACGCAGGCGGCGATGGCGCTGACGGCATCGTGATCGTCAAACTGACGTAGGAGAAAACCATGCTGTCACGCATCAAAACCTACCCGGCCCGCCTACAGGCTGTCGTGGTCGCCGCTGTCGCCCTCGGCACGTCGCTCGGCGCTGACATCTCAGCCGAAGCCACCGGAGCCATAGCGACGTTCTCAGCGGCTCTCATCGCCTTGTTCCTCG